AAACAGACAAGGTTTTAGTTACAGGAGCAAGTGGATTTATAGGTTCACATTTATTAAGGTTATTACATGAAAAGGGTTATAGAAACCTTCGTTCAACATCGTTCAGTAGAGATTTAAGAAACGATTTCGAAGGAACATCAGAAGTAGAACACATAAAGGGGGATTTACAAAATGCAGAGTTTTGTGAGTTAATTAGTAAAGATGTAGATGTAGTATTTCATTGTGCAGCAAACACATCAAATGCATTGGATACCAAATTTAATCCATTATTACACGTTACTCCAAATGTTGAAATGAATGTAAACTTAATGGAACAAAGTTGGAAAAACAAAGTTAGAAAGTTTTTATTTATATCATCTAACACAACCTATCCTGATATGGGAACTGAGTTTTGTACCGAAGATATTAATGTACATGCTACACCTATGTTACCGGTTTACAAAGCAGTTGGTGGTATGAAAAGATATGGTGAAATGTTATGTGATTTCTTTTCTAATCAGATTCACGAACCAATGCAATGTTTGATTGTTAGGCCGTCAAACGCATTTGGCCCTAATGATAAATTTGATTTTGAAAAATGTCACGTTACTCCTGCAAACATCCGTAAGGTAGCAGATGGTTTAAATCCAATCCCAGTTTGGGGCGATGGAACAGAAGTAAGAGATTTACTACACGTTGAAGATATGGCAGATGGTTTTATCTTTGTAGCAGAAAACAACGACACATATGATATCTTCAATGTATGTTATGGTGAAGGGTTTACAGTAAACGAAACACTTGCAACAATTAAAGAATTGGATAACAATAAAAATCCAATTGAATATGTAAATAACAAAGCTCCTATGATTCCTATTAGATTGTTATCTTCTAAAAAGATTAATGATTTGGGATGGAAACCAAAGAGAAATTTAAAAGAAGCTTTAAAAGAAACCATTGAGTGGTATAAAGCAAATAAGCATTTATATAATCTAAATTCAAAACCATAATGAGTACACCACAAATGTCTCCATATAAAGATGAACTTACCAAAGCAATGACATTTCTTGCTGAAAAAGAAGATACTATTTTTATAGGACAACAAATAGTTTACGCAGGAAATCCAATGAGTACAACCTTAACGGAAGTACCAAAGGAAAAAATGATTGAAGTACCTGTTATGGAAGAAACACAAATGGGTATGAGTTTAGGACTTGCTATAACTGGTAAATCGGTTATAACATTCTATCCTCGTTGGGACTTTTTAGTATCAGCTGCAAATCAATTAATAAATCATGCCGACAAATTTGAACATATGACTGATAAAAAAGTCAATATAATCATTAGAGTTGGGGTTGGTAGTAAAGACCCATTAGACCCAGGAATTCAACATAGAAATGATTATACACAAGAATTTAAATCTATATTACAGTTTACAAAAGTACATGAATTAAAAAATTCGGAAGATATTTATAACATATACACAAACGCATACAACGAAGGTGGTGTTCATATTATTGTTGAATGGCCGGAGTTATATTATAAAAATTAATTATTATGTTGAAAAAATTACCTATCATTTCATTTTTCGTTAAAAAATACGAAGATTATAAAATGAAAAAAAAATTAAAGAAAAAACTAGAAGAACTTCGTAAAAGAGACCCATTTATTTACAAAAATTTTTAAATGAACGATAAGATAATACTTGGATATGATGTAATGACATATAATGGTGAACAACCGAATTGTTTAAATCCAAAATTTTTAAATACAATATATAACGCTTCTGATTTTTATTTTTCGGACTCTCTTGAGTTTTTTGCAAAAAGATGGAATAACAATTGGGCACTTTACAATAGTAATATGTACAATGATTATGCAGAAAAAAAATCAATATATCAAATAGTAGAAGATAGAAAAAAAGGAATTCAATACGATTGGTTTTATATAATAGAACCATTTGCTAGCTTGGAAAACTTTTTTGGAAACGATGGATTTTATAATGAATTTTGTTTAAATAAAATTTCAAAACCAGCATTAAATGAAATTTCAAATGGTAATGGTAAATTACTTATTAATTATGTCTGTGATGGTGGTACTGCATTTAAAGTTCAAAATTTCGAAAAATTTATAAAATTTACAAGAGATAATAATATACCGGATGAAAAAGTATATTTTGTGTTTGCAGATTTTAAATTAAAAGATAATCTTAAACAATTGGGTGTAAACTATAAAGTTATAGATTATAGTTACAACATGGTTGGTAAGGCACAAGAATTTAATAATACACTAACAAATCCAAATTATAGTTATTGGGGAGAAGGTTCATATGAACCACAATTTGGTACAATTGAACAGAGAAAAAATTCAGTAGTATCATCACAAGAATTTTTAGAAAGTTTAGGAACAGAAAAAAAAGATTTTTTATTATTAAATAGACATTGGAAATTACATAGATTACTCCTATTAAGTCAATTGCATAAATTGGGTATTGAAAAAAGTTTAGTTTCTTGGGATAAACAATTTTCATTTCAATTAAACGAACCACAATTTTTAGTGCACGATGATAATACGGAATTTATAAAATTAATTACAGAAACCAGTTCATTGTTAGATATAGAAGATTTAACAAAGATTGCAGGTTTTGGATTTGAAAATAAAGAAATATATTTAAACACATATTTGAGTATAGTTACAGAATCAATATTTTTTCAGGAACATACGGATTTTCCTAGTGGTTATTTGAGTGAAAAAGTTTGGAAACCAATAGGACATTGCCAACCATTCATTTTGGCAGGCCCATCAAAATCATTGGAACACATTAGAGAACGTTTTGGATATAAAACATTTCATCCATACATTGATGAGAGTTATGATATGGAGGATGATGATTTAACAAGATTAAAAATGATTCAAATAGAGATAGATAAATTTGCAAATAAAACTAAAGAAGAAAAAGACCAATTTTTAAATGATGTTAAAGAAATATGTCTTTATAATCAAAATTTGTTTTTAGAATATGGTAAAAATAGTTATAGAGTATTATGCAATAACAAAGAAATGCAATTAATTTTGAATTTTTTATTAGATGGTAAGTTAGAAATCTTTAATAGTGTGATTTAGTAATATTTATACACATGAATTTATTAACCGAAAAGGATAAACCAAAAATACAAGGTGAAATAGTAGTATACGCTGGTCGTTTTCAACCATTTCATAGAGGACACAATGATGCTTACCAAAGATTAGTAGATGAATTTGGTTCTGCAAATGTTTATATTGCAACATCAAACGATACATCATCCGAAAAATCTCCATTCTCTTTTAGTGAGAAAAAAGAAATTGCAACTAAAATGTTTGGAATACCATCATCAAAATTTATAAAAGTAAATAATCCATATAGACCCGTTGAAATATTAAAAAAATACGATGGCCAAACTATTGCATACATTGCAGCAGTAGGTGATAAAGACGCAAGTAGATTACAAGGTAAATATTTTAAACCATACAGAGGCAAAGCTGGATATGGTTATGATGAAATTGGTTATACATATCCAATACCGGCTGAAAAGAATCCAATAAGTGGAACAGATGTTCGTAATGGATTGGGTAGTGGTGATGAAGAAAAAGCAAAAAAGTTTTTTTTAAAAGCATATCCAACATTTGACAAAGGAATTTTTAAAATGATAACAACAAAATTAAACGAAGGATTTCCTGGTGGTATTGGTGTAGGACTAACATTGCCGGGTGGATATATCAATGGTGCACCAACTGGTTCAACTAATGAAAAATTTAACCCAATTCAAGAAATTGAAAACGATGTTAATACTTTTATAAATAAATATTTTAATGAAGGTATATCGGAATCAAAACAACAATCCATTCAGCATTTCGTAGAGTTTGCAACTAAAAGATTGAAATTAAAAGAATCACCAAAAATAAGTTTAGTAGCAGGTAGAGAATTTGCAGAAGTAAAAACAAGTTTAGGTGGATTCGACCCAGTATCAAAAGAAATATATGTTGCAACCGAAGGTAGATTGACTGCTGATATTTTAAGAACTCTTGCACATGAAATGGTTCATAGGAAACAAGATGAATTGGGACTGGTAAGAAATCCAATGAAAGATGGTGCGGATGGCTCTCCAATAGAAAACCAAGCACATGCCGTAGCAGGCATCTTAATGAGAGAATATGGTAGAGTTAATAAACAAATTTACAACGAAGATATTAACATAGATGTTGATAAAGGTGATACCATCTTAATGGGTAAATTTAAAAATAAAAAAGTACAAGTTAAAGATATAGGAAAGGATGATTACGGAATGCCAACTATAAATGGTAAGAAAGCTACTACTTTTAGATTAGGACAAAAAGGACAAAACATATATGAAATGGGTAATAAAGATGTCCATTTTATCAATATCATAAAATTATATAGAAATGCAACATTCAGAAAAAGAATAAATGCATATCTTTTTGGTAGAGCAAATATGCCAGCAAATCCAAACGCAGTTGCAAGAGCACTTCGTAATATGGGATATGATGAAATAACTCAAATGGAAAAGGAGTTAAATATTCAACCAGATTTGAATGAAGTTAGTAATGTTGCAATTGCAAATACCGCAGACGTTCCGGATGGTTCATTTATTCAAAAAGGTAAAAAAAGAAAATTAAATACCGATAAGAGTGAAGATTGGTATAAGAATGGTGGATATACACAAACTGAATTCCCGAAAGCAGATGCAATATTTGGTGATGAGGACGCTGAAGAAAGAATTGTAACATATAGTATACAAAATCTTCCTGATGTAGACTATGTAAAAACAGATTTTATCAAAGAAGGTTTGTTGATGGAAGGTGGTGCATATGGACATATGTCACATCCGTTTGATGATATGGATTTAACCTTCGGAGATTTAAAAAACATTATCACAAATGCACTTAATGGTGAATTGGGTATAGTAAGAGAAAAAACCGATGGCCAAGCTTTGGCAATAAGTTGGAAAAATGGTAGATTAATTGCAGCACGTAACAAAGGGCATTTATCAAATGCAGGTGCAAGTGCATTGGGAATAGAAGGCGTTGCATCTAAATTTCAAGGAAGAGGAGGGTTAACAGATGCATATAATTTTGCTATGAGAGATTTGTCTGCTGCAATATCATCTTTATCTCAAAAACAAAGAGAAAAAATATTTGACGAAGGTAAAAACTTTATGAACATTGAAGTTATATGGCCAACATCGGTGAATGTAATTCCTTATGGACAAGCTTTATTGGTATTTCACAATTGTATACAATATAATGAAAAGGGTGTTGCAATAGGACAAGTAGATGGTGCAGAAAACATATTGGCAGGAATGATTAAAAGAGTTAATGCAGACGTTCAATCAAAATATACAATTCAAGGACCACCAATTACAAATATACCAAAAAGTGATAATTTAAGTTCTAAACAGGGTAGATATCTTTCTAAATTAAATAAATTACAAAATGAATTTGGTTTAAAAGATTCAGACAATGTTGCAGATTATCATCAAAGCTGGTGGGATTGGTGGATTGAGTCAAATTCACCAACTAAAATTGATAAACTTACAAAAGAAGCATTGATTAGAAGATGGGCATTTGGTGAAAAATCATTTCGTTTAAATACAATATCTAATCTAGAATTACAAAAATGGGCAACTCAAAATGATAAAGTAAATGTTGCAAAACAACAAAAAGATAACATTAAACCATTTGAAGAACTATTTTTAGGAGTAGGTGCAGATGTTTTAGAATTTGTAGGAAGTGTTTTGACTGTTCATCCTGACAACGCAATACGTGCAATGAAATCTAAATTAAAATCTGTGGCAGCACAGGTTAGAAATAGTGGCAGCCCTGCACAAATTCAAAAATTAAAAACAGAATTAGAAAGATTAAATCAATTGGGTGGTATAGAAAAAATAGTTGCAAATGAAGGTTTGGTTTTTGTTTATAATGGAAAAACATATAAACTTACAGGTACGTTTGCACCATTAAATCAGATACTTGGTATTTTTTACTCATAATTTGATATATATTATAATAATAAACAGTTACAAAAAGAAAGATTAGTATGGCAAAAAGAAAAAGTTTTGATGAGAAATCAAAAGGGATGCACAAATCTCGTAAACTCATTATAGACACGGTTTTTGGAAGACAAGATAATACTCAAAGAGTGTTTGGTTACGAAAAAGAAGTTGAACAAAAAAGAGAAGTTGGAGAACGATGGGTTGATAAAGAAGGTAAAGAGTGGGAACAACAAAAAGGATTTGTTTCCGCAGTAACTCAAATGGATGACATTAGAAAGTACTTAGATAAATTGAGTACATGTAGTAATACAGAATGTCAAACTACAAAATTATCAACAGCAGATAAAAAATTAATTCGTAAAACTGGAATGTGTGTAACTTGTTTGGCGAAATATGAAATAGAGTTAAAAAATGATGGTACATATCCATTTTATGAAGATTATAAAATAACTCTTAATAAATTGGGATTTGTTAGAGATATAAAAGCCCAATATGAAGAAGCATTACTGGGAATTAAACAACAAATAGAGCAAGTTACCGAAGATGGTAGAATTGAAAAGTGGACATGGGATGTTGATATTGAAAAAGTAAAACAGGATTTAAGAAAAGACATCGATGGAGCGTATGAGGCCATTGAATTATTAATAGAAAGAAAAAGGTTATTAGAAGAAAAATTGGTTGAGTTAAATCATCCAGAATTAATTAAAAAATAAAAATTATGAAAAAATTATTGAATTTTAAAAACATTGCAATTGCAGCTTTAATCATTTTTATATTATTACAATGGTTTAACCCAGGTGATATTCTACCTGGTAAAAAAGTTTACATTGAAGGTAAAGCATACGAAGTTATTAAACATGAGATTGATACAATTGATATTGTAAAAACAAAAGTAGTAACTAAAAAAGGTGAAGATATTTATCACGAAACAATCGTTGAAAAAGAAGTACAAGTACAAGTTCCTGCAATCGTAGATACTATGGCTTTATTAAAAGATTACTATTCAAAAGTATTATACAAAGATACATTGGTTTTACCTGATTCATTGGGTATCGTTTCTTTATTAGATACAATTTCACAAAACAGAATATTGGGTAGAACATTTAATGCAAGTGTTAAACAAAGAACTATTAAAGAAACTATGATTGTTAAAGAATTACCAAAAACACAAGTATATTATGGTTTAACTGGTGGATTTAACAAAGCAGATGTAGTTTCAAATGTAGGTGCAGGATTACTTATAAAAACTAAAAAAGACAAAATCTATAATTTAGGTGTTGGTGTTTCTAATAGAGTATCCGATGGAACCAATGGAACATTATCTCCATATATTGGTGGTGGTGTTTATTGGAAGCTTAAATTGAAAAAATAATGGGAGTTCAAGGGCAACCTAAGAAATCATTAAAAGAGATAATTGCTGAAGAATATCGTAAATGTGCGTTAGACCCAATTTACTTTATGAAGAAGTATTGTGTCATTCAGCATCCGGTGAGAGGAAAAATACCCTTTCACCTTTATCCATTCCAGGAAAATTGTTTAACAGACTTTAAAGATAATCGTTTTAACATTATTCTTAAATCCCGTCAGTTGGGCCTATCGACCTTATCTGCAGGATATATTTTATGGAAGATGTTATTCAATCAAGACTTTAATGCGTTGGTAATCGCAACGAAAGTGACCGTAGCTAAGAATCTGGTAGAGAAGGTAAGAGTTATGCACGACTTACTTCCTGTTTGGTTAAGAGATGGTGGTAGTAGTTCGGTAGAAGATAATAAACTTTCCCTTAAATTAAAAAATGGTTCACAAGTAAAGGCAATCGCAAGTTCTCCGGATGCAGGTCGTTCTGAAGCCCTATCCCTATTAGTTGTGGATGAAGCTGCATTCATTAGAGATATCGATGAAATTTGGTTATCTGCACAATCAACTCTATCAACGGGCGGTGCTGCAATCGTATTATCTACTCCAAATGGTGTGGGTAACTGGTTCCATAAAATGTGGGTAGAAGGTGAGAGTGGTGCAAACGGATTTAATTGTATTAATTTACATTGGACAGTACATCCAGAAAGAAATCAGGCATGGAGAGACGAACAAACTAGAATTTTAGGAGTAAAAGGTGCATCACAAGAATGTGATTGTGATTTTGTTGGTTCAGGTGATACCGTAATAGACCCTGCATTATTGACTTGGTATAAAGACACATATGTAATGGAGCCGGTTGAAAAAAGAGGTTTTGATGGAAATTTGTGGGTGTGGGAACATCCAAATTATAATAGAGCATATATGGTGTGTGCGGACGTTGCACGTGGTGACGGAGCTGACTATTCTACTGCACAAGTTATAGACATTGAAGATAGTTCACAAGTTGCAGAATATAGAGGTAAAATTGATACAAAAGATTTTGGAAACTTTTTAACTGCATTAGCAACTGAATATAATAATGCACTTTTAGTGGTGGAGAATTCAAATGTAGGTTGGGCATGTATTCAACAAATTATCAATAGAGGATATGGTAATTTATTTTATATGTCAAATGATTTACAATATATTGATACCGAAAGACAAATGTCAAACAAATATTATAGAGATGAACGCCAAATGGTTGCAGGATTTTCGACAACCAGTAAAACTCGTCCACTTATCATATCAGCATTGGACACATATATGAATGATAAAGATATTCTAATTCGCTCAAGTAGATTAATAGATGAAATGTTTACATTTATTTGGCATAGTGGAAGAGCAGAAGCAATGAAAGGATACAATGATGACCTTATTATGGCACTTGCAATCGGATTATGGGTTCGTAATACTGCATTGAGATTGAAACAAGAGGGGATTGATTTAACAAAAACTATGTTAAATTCATCATATGTAAGTAAATATGAAAGTGTGTATACTACAAATACACATTTAAAACAAAATCCATACGAAATGGACTTGGGTAAAAAGGGAACTGAAAATTTAAATTGGTTATTGGGATAATTATATATTTATATGTTGAAACTCTTATAGATGAACGAAGATTTAAATAAATGGTTTAAAGAAAAATGGGTAAACATTGGCAAAAAGGTCGATGGTAAACACCCACCATGTGGAACTTCGGGAGAAAAAAAGGGTTATGCAAAATGTGTTCCTGCAGCAAAAGCAGCCGGAATGAGTAAAAAAGAAAAAGAAAGTGCTACTAGAAGAAAGAGAGATGCACAAAATGATGCAGGAAGAGGTGGAAAAGATAGTAGTGGACAAGGTAAAACACCAATATATGTTTCAACAAAACCAAAAAATGAAACTATGAACATAGAAGAAAGAATAAATTTATTTTTAGAAAAGAATTGCCCAACTGACCCGGGTAAGTGGTCTGCAAGTAAATCCGCAGCTAAGTCTAAGTTTGATGTATATCCATCAGCTTACGCAAACGGATGGGCTGCAAAAAACTACAAATCAAAGGGTGGTGGATGGAAAACTTGTAATGAAGGTGAAGTTAATGGACTTTGTGAGGCATGCTGGGATGGATATAAACAAGTTGGTGGTAAAATGAAAAATGGTAAGATGGTACCAAATTGTGTACCTGTAAGTGAAGATATAGATAGTGATGACGATGTAAATTATGGTTTAGTTGAACCTGAAGAATATGATGTTGAGGATGAGGATATGGAGGATTTTATTTCATTTATGAGAAATTACGCAAAAGACTTAAATGAAGAAACCTGTCCTTGTATGCATGAAGCAGAATATCAAGGTAGAGAAGTTAAGTTAGGTAAACCAATGAGAGGTGATGTTAAGAAGTTTAAAGTATATGTAAAGAATCCTGCAGGTAATGTTGTTAAAGTAAATTTTGGACATGGTGGAACATCGGCAGCGGCTAAGGGTGAGAAAACAATGAAAATAAGAAAATCTAATCCAAAAGCAAGAAAATCTTTTAGAGCTAGACATAATTGTGATAGTCCAGGTCCAAGACATAAGGCAAGATATTGGAGTTGTAGGAAATGGTAAATTTGGAAAAGTGGAAAATTTTCCATATATTTAGAAAAATAGAATTATATAAAAATGGCAGATAAATCAATATTTAGTAGGTTACAGAAATTATTTTCAACAAACACCATTGTTCGTAAAACACAAGATGGTGTAAAAGTGGTAGATACGGATGAGTGGCAAAATATGACCACTAATCTGGTTGACCGTTTTATGAAAATGAAGGTGACAAACTATGGAACCGGTGCAACTCAATCATCGATGGCATACCAACAAGTTAGAATTGATTTGTTTAGAGACTATGATTCTATGGATATGGACCCGATATTATCATCGGCTTTAGATGTCTATTCGGATGAAACTACGGCTAGAAATGAAATGGGTAATGTATTAAAAATACATCACGAAGACGACCAAATAAAACAAATATTAGAAAATTTATTCTATGATGTTCTTAATGTAGAATTCAACCTCTGGCCATGGACTAGAAATTTAGTTAAATATGGTGATTTCTTTTTACAATTAGAAATAGCAGATAAATTGGGTATTGTAAATATAATGCCACTATCTACATATGAAGTTAGTAGAGTAGAACAATTTGACCCAGAAAATCCACAAAGAGTTAAATTCATATATGCACCATATCAAAACCCATCGGGTGGCTATGGACAAACTCCAAAAAAAGAATTTGAGAATTATGAAATGGCCCACTTCCGTTTAAATTCGGATTCAAACTTTTTACCTTACGGAAAATCAATGATTGAAGGAGCTAGAAGAGTTTGGAAACAATTAATGTTGATGGAAGATGCTATGTTAATCCACAGAGTGATGAGAGCTCCTGAAAAGAGAATCTTTAAAATTGATGTGGGTAATATTCCCCCAAATGAAGTTGATAACTACATGCAAAAAATCATCAATGGTTCAAAGAAAGTTCCATTTGTAGATGAAAGAACCGGTGAGTACAATTTGAAATACAATATGCAGAACCTAATTGAAGATTATTATATGCCAGTTCGTGGTAATGATAATGGTACTTCAATTGATACCCTAAAAGGTTTGGAATACAATATGATTGATGATATTAATTACTTAAAAGGTAAGTTAATGGCAGCATTGAAAATTCCAAAAGCATTCTTAGGATATGAAGAAGATGTGAATGGTAAAGCAACGCTTGCAGCACAAGATGTTAGGTTTGCAAAAACAATTGAAAGAATACAGAGAGTATTGATTTCTGAATTAACCAAAGTAGCAATTATTCACTTATATGCACAAGGTATCACCGATGATAGACTAACTGATTTTACATTAGAACTTACAATTCCATCTAAAATTTACGAACAGGAACAAGTTGAATTGTATACTTCAAAAGTAGCATTAATTCAACAAATGCAACAAACAAAAATGTTCTCAAAAGAATGGATGTATGAAGCAGTAATGAAAATGGCAAAAGATGAACAAGATGAAATGACATTACAAGTATTGGATGATACAAAACAAACATTCCGTTTAACTTCAATTGAAACACAAGGTGTAGACCCTGCAAAAGAAACGGGTACAGAAGGTACTACAAATGTTGAAGAAGAATTGGACAAACTAAAATTGGAATTGGAAGATAAAGGTGGTAGACCAAAAGATGCAATTAGATATGGTAAGGATGACCACCCACAGGGTAGAGACCCTTTGGGAATTAAAACTCTTAAACAAAAAGAGGGTTCGGTTAAATATAAAGCAAGAGATTCTTATTTAGAGATATTTAAAGATATGAACGGTAATAAGAAGACTATTTTAACCGAAGATTTAACAAAAGAGTAATAAACCAATAATAAAATATATTTATATCAGAATAATTGTATAATTTGATGAAAAAAATAAAACATTCGAAATTTAAAAATACTGGATTTATATTTGAATTGCTAGTAAGACAAATTACCGCAGAAGTAATGTCATCAAGTAAATCAGTAGCAGAAAAATTATTAAAAGAGCATTTTAATTCTAAAAAAGAATTATCTAAAGAATTAAAACTATATCAATATCTTATAAATGAAAAATATAATTCAGAATCAAAAGCTGAACAATTTATCAATACAATATTAGAAGCTCGTAAAAAAATTGATGAGAAAAAACTTACAAAAGAAAAGTATAATCTTATCAAAGAAATAAAAGAAACTTATAATTTAGATGAGTTTATCAAATCTCCAATTTCTAATTATAAAATGTTAGCATCTATTTACAAAATATTTGAAACAGTAACAACTGATGCACAATACGAACCAACCGACATAGTATCAGCTAGATTTACAATAGCCGAAAATATTATCAATACATCTATTCAAAATAAAGATGTAAAAGTAAAAGATGCGGTTTTGGAAGAATATAGAAAACAAGATGATGATTTAAGAGCGGTTTCTTATAAATTATTGGTAGAATCCTTTAATAAAAAATATAGTAATCTTACAAATGACCAAAAGGGTTTATTGAGAGAATATATTAATAATATTAATAATACAGGTAAATTAAGTGAATATGTTTCAACCGAAGTAACTAAATTAGTAGAAGGATTAAAAGAAGTTGGTTCTAAAATTTCAGACAAAGTTACAAAAATAAAATTAGCAGAAACAATTGTAAATATAAGAAAAATTAAATCTGCTAAAAAAATTAAAGAACAACATTTGTCTGCTATGATGATGACTTATGAATTATTAAGTGAATTAAAACAATCAATAAAAAAATAAAAAATGTCAAATTATAGAATTTATAAAGTAGAAACATTTACATCATCGAGTGTAACTGGTTCGGTATCCGGAAAAGCTTGGGGTGTTATGAAAGACCACAATGGAACATTAGGTGGGGTTGTAATGGAAGGCGGTGGTACATTGATTGGTTCACATATGATTGTGGGTCAAGTATATCCTTGTTATCCACGACAAATTAGTTGTTCAACTGGTTCATTTAGTATTTTTTCATAAACTAATTAGAAATGCCAGCAGTATCAAAAGCACAACAAAGATTTATGGGTATGGTTCATGCCGCTCAAAAAGGTGATATGGAAAATCCATCTCCTGAAGTTAGTAAAGCAGCCGACTCAATGAGTGATAAAGATGCTAAAGATTTTGCATCAACATCTCATAAAGGATTGCCTGATAAAAAAGAAGAACAAATCAAACAACTTAAAGAGAAAATTCGTCAACTTGTAAGAGAAAAAATGGTTGATGAAATGAATGTTACTGGAAATGTACAAGGATATAATAGTCCACATGCATTTGGTAAGAGAGGAGACGAAAAATCAAAAGGAAAGAAACAGGCCGATTTGACTGGGTATACCGTTGTTAATGAAAATAGATGGTTGGATTTAAAAAACGAAGAATCAACCGCACAAGCTAAAATTGGTAGAGGTATATCTAATATCAATAAACAATTAAAAGAAATGGAAAGATTTCTTAATTGGTATGGTAAAATCAAAAATGAAAGTGGTGTTGATAACAAATCTTATTGGAAAAGGACAAATGGTCATATTTATAGTATAAAAGAGCGATTAATTAAATTAGACCAAAAAATCAGACAAATATCAGAATAATGAAGCATACAGAATTAAAAGAACTTATCCGTCAGGTAGTTAAAGAAGAAGCAGACTACCAACAATTGTTTAAACATATGTTAGATAGAACAGGTAAATCTATTCCGGATATGTCAGCTGGCGAGAAAGTTAAATTTTTTAGTGCAGTAGATAAAGCATATAAAGCAAAATCCGAAGGTAAATTAACAGGATACAACGAAGCCGAATTATCTGCGGGACAAAAGAAATTAGATGTGGATAAGGATGGTGAAATTGAAGGTTCTGATTTAGCAGCATTAAGAAAGAAAGATTAATATGAATAAAGGATTATTAATAGAAACTCATTTGTTTGAAGCAAAACTTCAACAAGAAGAAAACGGAACTTATTTAGTTAAGGGAATCCTACAAAGAGCAGGTGCTCCAAATCAAAATAATAGAAGATACCCAAAAGAAATCCTAGAAAGAGAGTGTCAAAAGTATCAACAACTTATTAAAGAACGTAGAGCATTGGGTGAATTAGACCATCCAGAATCTCCGGTTATCAATTTAAAGAATGTATCACATAACATTAGAGAAATCTATTGGGAAGGCGATGATGTATGTGGAGTGGTAGAAATACTTTCAACCCCATCGGGCAACATCTTAAAAGAATTATTAAAAAATAATATTCGTTTAGGCATTTCATCAAGAGGATTGGGTTCGGTAAAAGAATTGAGAGATGGAACTGTAATGGTAGCAGAAGATTTTGAATTGGTGGGTTGGGATTTTGTTTCAAATCCGTCAACACATGGTGCATTTATGGCCCCTATGAACGAATCAAAGCAATGGGCAAAGGTAGCTGAAGAATGTGGTAAGTGGTGTAAGTCACAAGATTTAATGAGAGAAATTATAATTGAACTTAATTAATATAGAGATATGGTTAATGAAATGAGTTGGCATCAGTTTTCTACTTTACCAGGAATGAATAAAGTTCCACAACATGAAGTTGAAAGACAATATAGAATATATCTAAATGAAATTGCAGAACAAAGAATTGCAATACATTTGATACAAGAAGCAGCTATGACCCAAGCAGAAGCTATGGCAGTAGCAGCATCAAATGGTGGTGGCTCTTACATTATCCAACAAGAACAAGGTGATTTACCATCAAACGCTATTGAATTAGTAGTATCAGCAGCAAATGGTAGTTCATTTGGTATGAGTGATATTATTGTATCCGCTCTTACTACAATTGATGTTGATTGGGGTGATGGAGCTACTGATACTTACGAAATTGCAAGTGATGATGGATTTTCGCATACATTTGATGTAAGACCAGAACCTTATACGATTAGAATGACTTTTAGTGATATAAGTTTGGTAACTGAATTTTATGTAAGTAATAATAGTGCAAATGTAACAGAAGCAATAGGTTTACAAAACCTTATAAATCTTACACATTTAGAAATAGATAATAACGCACTTACATCAATTGATGTATCAGGGATGTCAAATCTTATAAGTTTAGATGTGAGTGATTGTGTTATTGATGGGACAAGTACACCATCTTTAACTTCTGTTAATGTATCAGGATGTACATCTCTCGAAACACTTCGTGTTGATGATAACGATTTCTCATCAGGATTCCCTGATTTATCGGATTGTACTGCATTAGTTAGTATAGATTTTGACCAATGTGGTTTAACAGGTTCCGTAGATATATCTAATTTACCTGCATTAGAATACCCTGATTTTGGTGGTAATACTCAATTAACTGAAATAATCATATCAAGAACTCAACCATTGGGTGCGAATGCTAATGAAATATTATTTAATAACTGTGCTTTAACTCAAACTTCGGTAGATAATATTCTTTTAGAGTTAGCTAGTGGTAGTGTTTCAAATGGGTATATCAGTTTAAATGGTGGAACAAACGCTACACCTGGTGAAGTAGGTAGAGAATCACTTTTTGTTCTTGATTCAAGAGGTTGGAGCTTTACTATCACCAATGGTAATCATACTTCATTGGACGTAGCGTACGAACTACTTCAAACTAATATATGTGCTAGTACAAATACAGTCAACCGCTATATTGTAAGTGGCTCGGCAGTAGAAGTTGGTAATAAATTATATCAAAATTCAGAGGCATGGAATCCTGCACCTGCCGGTTGGTATAGAATTGATGGAGATGGTTCGGTTAAATTTGAAGTAAGTGGTAGTAAAGGTGAAATCATATCTACTGCACCTTGTGGAGTATAAAAAATAAAATAAAAACGAAATGGCAAAGTTAATAAATTTAGTACCTGGTAGAGAAATTGTAAAAGAAGAATTAGATGATATGGACGTATCGTTACCAGCATCTGCTGAAAGATTTTTAGATAGAGCAATTAAAGCATTAAAAGGATACAGTCTTAGTAGAAAAAAAGAACAATATGTAATTGCAAAATTAATCGATGCATTGGATATGACCCCAACTCAACTTCAACAAGCCGTTCAAAAATTAAAGAGAAATAAAATTGTAAATAAATAACTTATGATAAAGTTAAAACATATATTAAGAGAAACCGAAGAATTTCAACAACTTCCAAGTGAATTAAAAAAACACTTTTTAGAAATTATTTCTACTTACGGACAACATAGAGAATCAATGAGTAGAAAATCTGATATTAGACAGGTTGCAGAAACATTGGGTGGTATAGCTGACGCAGCACAAGAATATACTTTAAGAGAGGGTGGTGATTGGTTTGATAGAGTAACTATTAAAAGAAATATGGGTGAGCTAAAGAAATTACAATCCGCATTTGAGAAAGAATCAATTGAAGCAAAATCACAAGAACAAAGATTGGAATCTCTATACGAAGATATGGGTCATGTGTTGGGTAGATATTTTGAAATAGCAGATATTACCGAAGATGTTATGAAACAAAGATTGGGATTACAAGAATGCAAAACTTGCAAATAAATGGAACAATTAGCATCGTTATTATTACATAGTAGAACACAGGCACATTCATTTCATTTAGGACAAAGGGGTGTTGGTTCATTATCTGCACATTTAGCATTGGGAACATATTATGATTCAATTGGTGATATGATTGATGGGTTAGTTGAAGTTTATCAAGGACAATATGGTTTAATTAAATTACAACCTGTTAGTGGTTTAGATACAAACAATGATATCAAAAATGTAATTGCATATTTCGATAAATTGATTGCAGCAGTTGCAAAACTAAGAAAAGAAGAAAAATTGCAAATGAGTTGGTTACAAAACGACATAGATACGGTTGTAACTTTATTATACTCTACAAAATATAAATTGGTTAATTTACAATAATATGAAATTAGTAAATCTTATACCATTAAAAGAAATTGAAGAACCTAGAAAAAAGGATATGGAAATATTCAATCCAATTGCAAAAGAGTATACCGATGCATTAAGTAAATTTGATACATTATCTCAAAGACAAAAAGATTTTTCCAAGTCATATTTTAATGCAAAAAACGAAGATGATAAATTACAGGCTTTATCGAACTTAAAATCAAATCAAAATAATTTATCAAATGCTAAAACATTATTAGATAGATTACACGATAAATACGAAAGAGCTTTAACAAAGGCACTGGCCGGTTACAAACATTAATGGTTATATAAATATGTTAATAGTTAGCGTTAAAGGTGGAAACATAGAGTGGGCGGTAAAAGAATATAAAAAGAAAGTTCAATCCACAAAACAAATAGAAGAACTTAGAGATAGAAAGAATTTTACTAAACCTTCCAAAAGAAAGAGGTTACAAAGAGAAGAAACTATAAGAAAAAATAAATTATTTTAGTAGTTTTCTTTAGTTTTCTAAAAAATTTACATATATATTATCAAATATCTCATTTTTTATTATGAGATTACAAGACATCGTTGATTAATGAATACCCTTCTCTATAAGGTGTGACCGAACAATCAACATAATTACATTGGAGTTCCCTACAAGAATAACTTCACAACAAAATTTAAGGAAAAAAGATGGCAAATTCAAAATTATTGAAAGAAGCAATCGCTGATGCCAAAGCCGTTAAAGAAACTGCTTTAGCAAACGCTAAAATCGCGCTTGAAGAGGCTTTTACTCCTAGACTTCAATCTATCTTATCTCAAAAGATGAGAGCAGAAGCTGAAGCACAGGATGATGAAGTTGAAAAAGTGGACGAAGAATTGAGTTCAACTGGTATCGGGTCTAAAGTAGACGCAGGATACGCTGAAACTCCAGGTGCAACCCCAGCTTACGATGCAATGACTGATTTATCAGTTGGTGTAAAGAAAGATAGTGGTAAACCTGAACAAGCTGGTACTGACTATAAGAAAGTAGCAGACATTTCTGAAGAAGAAAACCCATTTGCACAACAAGATGATGCTATGGCTGGTGATGACAAAGATGCAGAAATTGCAGAATTGAAAGCTAGACTTGCAGAATTAGAAGGTGAAAACGGAGAAGAAACTGAAGAAAATCCTTTCGCAGCAGCAGAAGGTGAAGATGAAATGGGCATGGATGACATGAGCATGGATTCTCAAATGGGTGACGATTCAATGGACATGGGTTCTGAAGATGAAGAATCAGAAGATGACATGGACTTAGAAGCAATCATCAGAGAATTGGAAGCATCTATCAATGGTGATGACAACGAAGAAGAAGCAGAAGAAGGAAGCATGTATGAAAATCTTGCTGATGGTTCTGAAGCGGGCACTGACAAAGGTGAAACTCCAAAAGTTGTTGTAACTAACGAAGCGGAAGAAGATGACAAAGAAGATGACGAAAAAGTTGTTGACTTAGAAGAAATCTTACGTGAAATGGAAGCAGACATGAAAGGTGATGACAAAGAGAAAGTTGATGAAGAAAAAGAAGAAGATGAGAAAGAAATGAAAGTTGAATTAAACGAAGCTTACAAAGTAATCAAATCTTTACAAAAAACAATCAATGAAGTTAATTTGTTAAACGCTAAATTGTTATTCGCAAACAAATTATTCAGAGCACACAACATGACTAACGAACAAAAAGTTAAAGTGATTGAAACTTTGGATAGAACAAACTCAGTTAGAGAAGTTAAATTGGTGTATTCTACATTAGCAGAAAACTTCAAATACTCTTCTAACAAATCTACTAAAAAATCTATTTCAGAAGGAATTGCAAGCAAAGTAACAAAATCTACTAAGCCAGCACAAGCTAAGCAAGTAATTGCTGAGAATACAAATTTCTCTGACAGATTTAAGAAATTAGCAGGTATTATTAAATAAAATATTAAAAAAACAAACAATGGACATTAAAAAATTAATGACTGGCGCTAACCCTCAAAGCGTAATGCTTGAACAAACTAGAGGTTTGAAAAGCAAATGGGAAAAAACAGGTCTACTTGAAGGAGTAGGTTCTGAAACAACTAAGCATGGTATGGCAGTAATGTTAGAAAACCAAGCTAAACAATTATTAGATGAGGCTACAAGAACAGGTACATCTTCTGGTTCAGAAGAGTGGGCAGGTGTTGCGTTACCTTTGGTGAGAAGAATCTTCGGTTCTATCGCAGCTAAAGAATTCGTTTCAGTTCAACCAATGAACTTACCTTCAGGTCTTATTTTCTACATGGACTTTAAATATGGTACTAACACAACTTTAGGTAGACCAGCAGTAAGTGAATCATTATTCGGTAATGGTGGTACTTTCGGTAAAGATAACTTATCTCCTGCAGGAAACAAATTAGGTTCAACTCAAGCAGCTGAAGGTGGTTTGTATGGTGCTGGTAGATTTGGATACACAATCAACGATACAACTGCAGCAGCAGTTGCAACTGTAACTTCTGGTTCTGCATCTGATTTCTTAGGTAACGAAACATTATCTGCATCTTTTGCAGCAACTCCAAACGGTTGGAGAAAAGTAAAAGTAGGTTTACCTTCTAACGCTGATTACAATGGTGTAAGAGCATTTAAAGTTTCTGGTTCAACTGCAGTAACTTTATTCCCTGAATTAACTACTGTAGATAGTTTAGGTTCTGCATCTTTCTATGTATCTTCTTCAGCTGTATTGGTTGCAACTGACTTAGTAACTCAAACTTTGACTTACCATGTACAACCTAATGATATCTCAAGAGGTGATTTTGAAGATAGAGGAACCGATTTAGCAATCCCAGAAATCGAATTAGAATTGAAATCTGAGCCTATCGTTGCTAAGACAAGAAAATTAAAAGCAATTTGGACTCCTGAATTAGCTCAAGACTTAAACGCTTACCATAGTGTAGACGCTGAAGCTGAGTTAACTCAAATGTTGTCTGAGTACATCTCTTTAGAAATCGACTTAGAAATCTTAGAAATGTTACAACAAAACGCTTTCACAACTGACTATTGGTCAGCTAGAGTTGGATACGATTATGATTCTGCTTCTGGTAGATTCGCAGTTGATTCTAACGCAGCAGCTGCTTCTGCTTACACAAAGAGCACTTGGTATCAAACTTTGGGTATTAAATTACAAAAAGTTTCTAACAAGATTCATCAATTAACTATGAGAGGTGGTGCAAACTTTATCGTTGTATCTCCAAACGTAGCAACAATTTTAGAATCAATGAATGGTTTCTCTGCTAATCCAGGTAAAGACGCTTTATCTTTCGCAGCAGGTGTTTCTAACATCGGTTCTATCTCTAACAGATATGACGTTTACAAAAACCCATACATGACTGAGAATGTAATCTTATTAGGTTTCAAAGGTTCTAACTTCTTCGAAACAGGAGCAGTTTACGCACCATATGTACCATTGATTATGACTCCATTAGTTTATGACCCAACTAACTTCACTCCAAGAAGAGGTGTTATGACTAGATACGCTAAGAAAATCGTAAGACCAGAATTTTACGGTAAGATTATCGTTGATGGTTTAAACACTTTATAATCTTTGAGTAGATTAGATAAGTAATAGACTTACAATAAAAAGAAAAGGGGAGAGTAGAAATACTTTCCCCTTTTTTATTTATATAATTCATATTTATAGTAGTAAAACTATAAATTTTAGATATGTCCCTAAACTTAAAATGGCCAGGCAGTGGTTCAGCTATATCAGGCTCAACTCCATTTGGATTGTACGATAATGATATAGATTTCAGAAATGATGGCCCTAAAACGGCAACATGGGTTGCAAAACGATTAGGATATCCAATTGTTGATGTAGAATTATTGGATGAACAAATATATTCTTGTTTTGAAGAATCTGTTTCGGAATATTCAGCACAAGTAAACCAATTTAATCTTCGTAATAATCTTGATATTTTAAGAGGTCAACCAAAAGGTAGGGTTGCAAATTATTCACAAACACTTGTAGATGGTTCATTTTTACCAACAACAATCCGTATGGCCCAACAATATGGTACATTAGCCGGAGTTGGTGGTTCTACTGCTATTAAAAAAGCATATATTGATTTAATACCAGGTCAGCAAAAATATGATATAATAACATCGGCGGTAGATGTAGAAGTATTGGCAGCATCTGGAAGTGTATCGGCATCATTTTCAACATTATTTACAGGAAGTTCTACAATTGATGTGACTAGAGTATTTCACGAAGCAACTCCTGCAATTGCACGTTTCTTTGACCCGTATTCGGTTGGAGCACAGGGTACATTGAATTTAATGAGTGAATTGGGATTTGGTCAATTTTCACCCGCAGCACAATTCTTAATGATGCCTCTTTATGAAGATGTTTTAAGAATGCAACAAATTGAATTTAATGACCATATAAGAAAATCTGCACATAGTTTTAATATTGTAAATAATATATTAGAAATATTTCCAATACCAACTACCGGTACATTAAGCAGAATATATTTTGAATATATGAGTAGAGATGAATTTGAACATGATTCACAAACTATTCAAGCCGATTCACTTTCTGATTATTCCGACATTCCATATGATTTTATTCAGTATTCAAATATAAACGATGTGGGTAAACAATGGATTAGAAAATATACATTGGCATTATCAAAAGAATTATTAGGAGCAATTAGAGAAAAATATAACTCTATTCCAATTCCAGATGGTGAAGTTAGTTTAGATGGTGCTGCATTGAGAGCGGAGGCCCAAGTTGAAAAAGATGCACTAATAGACCAATTGAGAGATAATTTGGAAGAAATGAGTAGAAAGAATGTGATGGAAAATAAAACACATGAATCGAATCACCATCAAGAAATGTTAAGAAAAGTTCCTTTAAAATTATATGTAGGATAATATGCCAAAATTTATATCCAATAGAGATGTTAGTTTCTTCAAAAGTATAGCGAGAGAACTTGTAGATACCGTTATACAAAATACCTGTGTTTTATTTAAAATTAATATAAATGAAACCAAAGTAAATTTGTATGGTGAAGCTATGAATAAGACCTGGTATCCTGGTGTAGAATTATATACCTTAATTGCAAAAGAACCACGTGCAGTTCAATACGAAGGATTTGGTGCAGACACTTCTCAAAATATAGAATTTCGTTTTGACAGATATATGTTAGAAGAAAAAGAAACATATCCAGAAATTGGAGATGTTATTTATTTTGACAATTCATATTATGAAATCGATAATGTAAACGAATCACAATTTATAGGTGGTAATCCATTTTTAACGGATGATTTAGAATCTGATTTTAGTAGAAATATGAGTATAATATGTTCTACATTTATGGTTTCAAAATCTAATTTAAATATAGAAGAAAGAATTAAATAATTATGTCTACAAATCCACTAAGGCCCGATTTAAATAGAGGCAACGAAATAAAGTCTACAAAAGGAGATTTGAAACAGAGTATAACTTTGTTTGATATAGACTATGCAATGATGACATATTTGGAAGACACCGTTTTACCCAATATAAACGACAATGGTAAAGCATTAAAAATTCCAGTTATTTATGGTAATGCGGAAAGATGGAAAGGTGCAAGAAGAGATGGAATTTTTAGAGATAATAAAGGTAAAATTCAATTACCTCTATTAATGATAAGAAGAACATCTATAACTAAAGATGAAACAATGTCAATGCCAAATAGGCATGTATCATATCAGGGTATTACAAAATACTCAAAAGATAATCGATATGATAGATTTAATTTGTTGGGTAAATCGGTAAATCCAAAATATGAAATTTATAAAATAACAATGCCGGATTATGTTGAAGTAAACTATGATTGTATGTGTTGGACTTCATACACCGAACAATTGAATCAAGTAATAGAGCAATTAAACTTTGCATCATCCTATTGGGGAGACAAAGATAAGTTTAAATTTAGAACGTCTGTTGGTGATTTTAATGTTGTAAATGAGGTTGGAGAAGGAACGGAAAGAATTAATAGAGTTGAATTTTCATTAAATGTTAAAGCGTATTTACTTCCTGAAAAATTTGATGGTGAATCTCCTATTAAAAAATTCATGTCAACAAAGAGAGTTGTAGTTGCAACGGAAACCGATGTAACTGGAAATGGTAGATTGGAGGGTATGTTAACAACACCTTCACCATATTATGATAACAAAGATTTAATAGATTTTTTATCTTTGAATAATAGTAGAATTGAGCAAATACCAATCACGACACCACCAACGACTAATACTATAATATTCACAGGAATAAAATTAATAAAAACACCACCAGCATTAACATCAGTAGTAACTGCTGGAATAAGTGTTGGTAGTGATTCATATGATATAAAAGTTTATATAAATGGTACAAGATATTATTTTACAACACATTTTACAGTTTCAATAACTTCATCAACTTTTCAAATTAATTTCAATGCTGCAAATTTAGGATTTATAGTAGAAAGTAGTGATGAAATTTCTATAACAGGTAAATTTATAGATTTATAATGAAAAGAAGTTTACTGGACATAACTCAAAAGATAAGTAGAAAGGTAAATAAAGCTGTTTTAACTCCAAAAGATTTAAACGATTCTACATATTTTATTTTTGAAGCAAGAGGTTGGAGATTTGTAGAAATATTAAGAGAAGTTGAATATAGAATTGAACAAGATAGATTATCAGTTTATATAAACACACAGTGTATTAATGCCAGAGATTATATAGTTGAACAACATGGAAGTGGGTTATTTATTAAATTTATAAAATCTAACTTCGAATTTGAATTAGACAATGACGATTATATTGAAATAAAAGGTGATATAGAAAGATATGCTTAATAGATTTAGTTCAAATACGAAAAAACTAAATAGGATTATTCCAAAAATAAATCCTAATAATTTAAATGATGATTTATACATTACAGGTAGTTTATTAAACATTGAAATTCCAAATGCAACAAAATTTCAATCTAAAACAAAATCAAATCCAAACCCAACAAAACTGATAAATAACAAAACAACAATATATAATTTTCATCAAGAAATATTACAAAATAGTGCAAGATATAATCAGAGAACAATTGATGAATTTGATAATATTGAAAATACACTTACAATATTAAATGTTGCATTGGATTATGGAACCGAAGGTGCATCACCTGAAAATTTTGAAGTATTAGTATATGGTTTACACATTCCTGGAGATTATACAATTAGGGAAATTGAAAACAATGTTGTAATTACGTTGGGAAGTGAATATATAGATTTCGATAATGTAAGTGTAAATGATATTTATGTTATGGGTAAGTTGCTAGATATTCCAATTGCAACAGAGAATGATTTTAACATAACAACCGAAGATGGTTTGGATATAATAATATAATAAATGGCAAACGTAAGAAAACGAATATCAGAGTTAACGGAATTAACTTCCGCATCACTAAATACTACATTGGTTGGTGTTGATGGTGGTACAACTTATAAAATTGAGTTAGACACTCTTGCAGATGCCGTAACTGCTAGAGTAAACATATTAGATAGAGATAGATTATTATCTTTAGAAAGTGTAACATCTTCTTTTGAAATAAAAGGTAGAAGTGTAATAAGTTCATCTGCACAAATAACGACATTAGGATTTATTAGTTCTTCTACAACAATTCCAGCTGGAACTATATCTTCATCTGCACAAATTACATTATTTGGATTTGTTAGTAGTTCAATTGATATAACTTCTTTAAATTCATTCACATCTTCACAATCATCATTAAATACTGCATTTACAAATGGAATAAATGCGAGATTACAAACATCTTCGTTTAACGAATATACCGCATCACAATCCACATCATCATTGGTGAATAGATTGAATGCAATTGAGAGTGTAACGGGTTCATTTTTGACATCATTAAGTGGAGCAATAAGTTCTTCGTCTCAATTAACATCATCATACGATACAAGATATACTTTGAGTGGTAGTATTCCAAATATACCAACGGGTTCATTTGCAACAACTGGTTCAAATACTTTTATAGGTGAACAAATAATAAGTTCTTCTTTAATCGTAACTAATGAAATTAAAGGTATTGGAAATATATTTTTACAACCTGATGTTAATGATGCAAGATATTTTCAAATTTATAATACTGCAGCACCTTCGGGTAATGATATTCACTTTAAAGGTAATACAGATTTCAACTACTTTGGTGATGATACCAATTACTTAAAAATAGATGATAGTGCACAAACAATAACAATCACCGGTGTTAATGGTGTATTTGTTAGTTCTTCATTAAACGCAACATCTATAACGGGTTCAATAGCAGCAACCAATGGTGTAATAAGTGGTTCTTCACAATTGACATCATCATACGATGTAAGATATACTTTAAGTAGTTCATTTTCTTCAATATCATCATCATTTAATAGTAGATTTAATGGATTGGTAACTACTGGTTCAAACACATTTAGTGGGTCACAAATATTTAGTGGTTCAATGGTTGTTACATCAGGACAAATAATTGCATCTGCAATTACGAACAATAGTTCATCACTATTCTTACAAAGTGGTAGTAATTTATATGTTCAAAATAATGGATTAGTAGAAATTACAGGTTCATTAAACGCAACATCTATAACGGGTTCAATAGCAGCAACCAATGGTGTAATAAGTGGTTCAACTCAATTGACAACTGCATTCCCATCAAAAACAACGGGAGCTTGGTCAGTACCAGCAGGAGCATCTACACAAAGTTTTACAGTTGAAGCCGGTGCTTCATATACAATGTGGGTAAATGGTAATATTCCAAATGGTATTAT